TTTCAAGTGCTGCCCGCAGTGCCTCAGTGCCGCTATTGCCTAGCACGTCAGCAACTCCGCCCCATGTGTAGTTGTCGCTATCAAGGTACTGATGCTCTGGGGAATTTAATTCCGCCCACACTTCGTCAATCGTCTTCGTCTGCCAATCGTCAATCTGTTCAATCAGGTCGCTTACTTTCATCTTATGCACCCCTCAAAAGTTTGCCGATTTCCGTCTGGAGCGTTTCAATTTTAGCCCAAAGCCTTTCGCGGTCGCTTCGGCATTCCTGCAAGTCTGCCCGCGTTGTTTTCTTCTCCTCGACGAAGAAGCGAAACAGGATGGCTATCGCTGTGGATTGCACGCCGACGATACCTGATCCGATGATGTAGATTAATGATTCCTGAGTCATTTCGCCAACTCCGCTGCAAGTCGTTCAAGTGTCATGTAGCCGCTAATTTCTACCGTCTTCCCGTTATCCGTGACGATGAAGTGAGGCAACCGCTTAACGTCATCAGGATTGCCGTACGCAAAAGTATAACCGGCCTCATCAAACTTGCTTTGTTCGCAACGCTTCCACCTTTGGCAAGGCTCGCACCAGTCCGCCGAAAAAATGACTATCTCACGCTTGACTACCTTTGGCTTATCGCTTGGGCTTGGGGTCGGATCGATTGCGGCGTTAGGCTCAATCAGCGTCTCTGTCGCTTGCTCCAGTTGGCTTATCAACTCACTCGAAGTCGGGGCAATATCGCATTGCGTAGGATCACTAGTGGGTGGAGTCTGCGACCAAAACAACAACGCAAAAAACAGCAATACCATCATCAAACCTCCTTGCTTGCTCATCCTAACGGCCTCGACTGCAACCACGAAACGCTACGCGGCCCCGGAAGGCTCAAGTCACTGATTCCCACTATCGACGTGTACTGATGCTTGCACAACGCATCGATTACCGAAGGCGCGATTTCAGTCCACGAATCGTTATGGCTGTTCAGCCGCCAAATGTAATTGCGGCCCTTGCTGTCTTTGCGTTTGGAGTAGCCTAGCCATGCTGTAGCGTGACCTCCTCCACCGCGAAGGCTGACGGATTCAAGAACGCCATTGGATGCGTAGAACGAATCGTTCCAGGTCGAGCCCGTATGCACCGCACCTGACCCACTCGCAAGGTACTTGTAGATGTCATCGTAACTCTCCAACCACGTATGCGAACGGATGCGATAAGGTGCCGCCTCAAGTCGCATCTGGTCTGTAATCAGGCTCCTAGCGTTCGATGGATACGGAGTGCGATACGGCAACGCTGATTCGAGTAGATAGCCGATCTCCTTCGCCACTCGCAAGCCGCCGCTAATCGTAGAACCTTGATCGCGTCCTAGCAAACCGTCGATTCGCTGTGACTCAAGGTAGGCGAACAACTGCGAGAACTGTCTTTTATCGCTAACCGCTCCGTGCCCAAGTGCTAGCAGGTATTCACCGCAATTGGTAAGCGAAAAGCCTTGGCAACTCCCCATTGATCCCTGCTTGTCGTGCCTCAAAAGCCTTCGCGGGTCGATTTCCTCAGGGGCTGAAAAGTCCTTTAGTGTAAACGGCATTGATACCGAATTGTTTTGCAGTTCATCGCGTCGTTCTAGCGTTGGGTCGTAGCCGGTGAAAAATTCGCTCATTTAACCCGCCTCCCGATTGCGTCGATGCCTTGGGCATGCTCCAGCCGCTCAAGCCGCTCGTGATGCTGTAAAGCCGACGTAAACGCAATAATCAAGGCAATCGCAGTAAGCAACAACGCCAACACCATGCCGCCAATTAAATGCTCATTGTCCACAGATTGCTTGCCCTCTAGCAATAGCAACTTGTTTTCAAGTTCTTTGCAGTCCATTACTTCGCCGCCTTTTCTTCGAGCATGAGTTTCGCTAACTGCTGCAACGCTTCCCGCTCGGCAACCTTTCGGCCTTGCACAAATCCCGCACCGTACGTAGCCAAAACTAAAACGCCCAGCGTTAAAACCTTGGCGAATCCATCGTTGACGAATAGCCACTCTTCGACGTAAGTCATGATGTTGCGGATGATACTTACCACGATTCAGCAATCCTCCTGTTGAGGTCTGCAATCTCCTTTTCGCGTCCGGTGAACTCAACCGGAAGTTTCATTTCGTCAATCGCGGAATACACTTTATCCATGCCCTCTCGAAACTTCGCACCCGCATTCGCCGCTATAAACTGCGTCCACTGCTCTTGATTGACGATTTCTCGCCTCTCGATCTTGCTGGCCGCCTCAAGAAATGCCGCACGGTATGCCGCTCGGATATTGGGAAGCGTCGATGCTACAACGCCCTTGATATCCTTCGGCTTAGGATCGACGTTGCTAGGCTTCTGAAATGCAAAGTAGATCGCACCAGCCGCAATAATCCACGGTAGCCAACTCGATTCCGGCTTACTCATCTTCGCTCGCTTCCGCCTCAATCTCCGCCTCTGCGTACAACTGAGCCGCCGAAGGTGCATTGCTGTATTGGGCTTGCGGGATCGCGGATAAAAACCCGTTTTCCTTCGCCCAGAAATACAACCTGATTGCCATCTGAACCAGCATAATAACCGTCACCGGATCGAGTCCGTAGACAGTCTTGGCGTGCTGCCTGTAGGCTCTCCGGAATGCCTGACGATCTCCGCCAGTCTCGTTGTAGATTCGGATCGCGTCATCTACGCGCCATGCCGTTTCGCATCGCTTAAACAGACTCACTTTGCCACCTCGTCAGGCTTAGGCAGTGGTCGGATTGAATCGCCCACGATCCACGCTCCAACGGCTAGCACAAGCTGTTGAATCTGCTCTTCGCTCAAAGGTACTTTGTCCTTTAGCACAATCACGGCAACGACCGCAGCCGCTGCCCAAAATCTTTTCGACTTTAGCAAGTCTTGCATGTTACAACCCTCCCTTGGTTCCCTGCATTGTAGCAAGTGCGGAAGGGATTGCAAACTTTGGCTAGATGATGCTTCGCTTTCTCAAATCCTCAATCCAGTACTCGCCCTCAGCCGCCGAAGTCTCCGCAGCGTAAACCGCAACGGCAAGAGCCGCCCAGTAGTGGCTACTGACGCCGAACAACGGCCCCGGTGCTTTCTTCGTGCCCACGGCGCCGAAGCGGTCTTTTAAGGCTTGGCTGATGTTCGCATCCTTCGCCCGCATCGAGTTGCACAGGTGCATTTTAACCGCCTTCCTCGGCACTAGCCTAACCTCGGTGCCTATGGTGCCCGCTAGCCATCCGATGCCGGCTACCGTGCGGAACACTTCCTGGCCGACTGCCATTCCGTAGGACTCGATCCACTCGCAAGCAACCGTCTTAACTTTGCAAACCATGTCGAGTTTTTCAAACTTCGTGAAGTGCATGAAACTGCTAAACGTGCCTAACTCAACGACTCGTTTTTCGTCCGCATCCCACCATACAAATGCATGCTCTTTAGGCCCTGGGTCGATGCCTAAGACTATGTTTTTACTCACTGGTCGCCTCCGCTTTTGGTGCTTTTCTCTCGTTCCATGCTGTTATCGCCGTAGTTGCAAATCGCATTATAGGTCCGCCAGCGTGGCACGCTCCGCAGTTAACGCGATGCTCACCCTCTTCGTCGATTAGGACGCCGAGCCACTCCCTGTCATTGTTGCCACAAAACGGGCAAGGTTGAATTTTCTGCTTACTCACCGTTCACCTCCATCTCCTTAATCGCTCGATCCAAATACCAAGCCGCTTTTTTGAGGTCCTCAACGCCGCCCTTATGCTCGCATCGCCAAAGATACTTTATCACGTTACCGCGAAGGTACGCTACGAAGCCATCGCCCAACGCTGCCTTGATCGCCTCAATGCACTCGATCCCGCCTTGGTTGTAGTGCGGTGGATGGTTGACGTTGTCAGGCTTAGAGCATTCGTTGACGACTGGGGCAGGTTCAAGTTCGTGTTCTAAAAACCAGCCGCGTCTTTCATCGTCTTTTGCTTTCACAAAAAAGCGTATTTTCTCGCTAGTTCTTACGATCTCGTCCACAACGCAAACTTCCTGAAACAGATAAGAACCCGGCTTGCTCACCCGCACCCGATTCCCCACCTTAAACTTCGCTTCGCTCATTTCTTTTTCCCTCGTAAAACTGGATTATCCGGTCTGACGTACTTCGCCAACTCCGCTCGTAACTCAAAATTGCGGTTTACCAACCGCTCAAGCCTACCTTCGTGATCCTTTGCAAGCTTTTGTAAATTCTCGATCTGCTTCGCTTGGGACTCAAGCAACGCTCGTAAATGCTCTAAGTCTTGTGATTCGTCTTCGGTCATTAAAAGTCTCCGTGAAATGTTTCCGCGTCTCGAAACGCATCGCTAAAACGCTTGCCGTCAAATTTCAAATTAAACCGCCCTACCTTGCCGTTACGCTGCTTCTCAAGCAATACTGCTGCATCTTGGGCGTCACGGCTTTCGCGGTGCAGGAGCATCACAATATCCGCGTCTTGTTCGATGGCTCCAGAATCTCGCAGCATGTTAATCGAAGGTTCTTCGCCCTCAGCCGCCCGGCCCAACTGACACAACACCAGCAACGCGATGTTCAACTGCTTGCTTACCCTTGCAAGCTCGCCGCTTATCTGCGTCACCCGCTCGTAAATCTTTTGATGTGGACTCGATCCGCGAATGAGTCCAAGGTAGTCAACGATGACAAGTCTAACGCCACGCTTGGCAACTTCGGCCCGTAGCCGCGATTCGATGCGAGCCATCGAGATACCCGCCGCTTGCCACACGTAAAGCGGTAACTGCTTCGCTTCGCTGCAAGCCTTTAGCATCCT